TCCACGCTGAATTATCAGACACCGTCTGAATTTGCAGCGGGCTGGAGAAAGGGTCATTCTGAGAATGAAGATTCCGACGTTACTAACTGAGTGTTGTATCTAATCGTGGGGGCAGGTCAGGGTGCCCAACCTGGTCCACACTTAGCGTAGATACCTACAACCCCATGCTCAAGGCAATGGTTGTTTGCGATGATAGCCTGGCCTCCACCATGGAAGTCAATACACTTGCGGCGGCAGTTACGAATCATATTCTCAGTAATTGTTACATTACGGATTCTTCGGTTTCGACCATGTGTGATACCGTAACCTGGGTCGTAACTTGCGTTCAGTACATCATCCCCATCAGGGTGACCGATGTCTTCGATGTTATTCGCCATGTAGTTCAGGCGATATCCAGAGAGGACGTAGATGCCTGCACTGTAGCACTTGCGAATACGTGTATTAATAACCATCACGCCATCAGGTACATCTGCATCTGTGGTGTAATCACTTGCACCATAGGCTGCTGCTGTGTTACGGATGCCAATACCTACCGCACCAAAGTTAAACCCAGAGATGTCACAGTCATTGATAAGAATACCACGGCATGCACGTTGAACCTTCACACCGCAAGCCCAGCTACCGATGTTGCCGCCAAGGAACTTGCCCCACGTGTTCTGCCAACCTGAAGCTTGGCTGCCGTCTGCATTGTATTTAGGGAATTGACCTGTAACACCAGCGTATGCTCCGCCAGTATATGCGCTGGTATCAAGGGCATTATTTGGTGCAAGAACTAGAGCAGAATCGTACCCGAATCTGGCTTCTCCTTTCTCTGCATACCCAGTTGTGGTATCAATTGCAGGGAAGATTCCCGGACCCTTGATAGTTAAATCAACAGTAACATGCTCACAGGCTATGAGGCTTAACGCATCAAGGCCATGCGTCTTAACCAGCAATGTTCCATTGTGAATTTTGATACCCTTCTTTCCAACCAATGCAAGGCATGGGCTATAGTTATAAGTACCGTCAGAAAAGTCGGCTTCATTTGGATATTGAATAGCTAGGGCATAATTCTTACTTATTAGAAATGTGCCACCAGCAAGATCAAGATCACCATCAGTTTCGTCTATAAATTTTTGAAGTGCTAATGTGTCATCATCTTCACCATTGCCTATTGCTTCAAAATCGAAAGGACTTTTCCGCTCATTAAGTTTATCTTCTACAGTGCGATCGCCGTAACCAATCTTTGATGAGCCTGTTGGCTTCGCCAGCTCAATAAGAACGTCTGATGCTGATCCTGATGGTGGAAGAACAGGGAATGGATTGCCTGCACTATCAAAGGCGACAATTTTATTAGCCCTTGTAGCTGCATCTGGCAATGAAGGTATTGCCTCAGGAACGCGTAACGTGCGATTTAGATTGTTGTTTGCCAGCGTATCAACATAGTTTTTGGTGGCCGCATCTTGCGGGTCTCTCGGATCGCGTAAATTTCGAATGTAGTTGTTCAGTGCGTCGTACCAGTTCGCGATGCTCGATGGCTTGCGTAGAGCCAGGCGGAACAAACTGTATGCCTGCTGGATCAGCATAGTCAGCTTGTCAAAGGCATCTTCATGCACCTCAGCGAAGAACTTGCCCTGGTTGCGCAGGTCGGTTTCCTGCGTCGGCTCCAGTTCTCTGGCAATGGAAATCTTCCAGCCATTTGTCAACGGAGTGGTAAGAACCACATTACCGCCGCTGTATCCTCCTGCGTTCGTAACTGTATAGTCAGTATCCAGAACCAGGACTGTGATGTTTTCGTTGAGATCTACAACTGATACAGCAAGATCTGTTTTTTTGAATATGCGGAACGTGTACGGGAAGGATGTCGTAACGCCGTTCCCCGTGTAATCGTTATGGTCAACTACGGTTGATACCGTCATGGCCTGTCTCCAGTTAAGCAGCGCCCGGCGCGCGTGCATCATCTGGACAGTTTATTACCTAGCAAACCTTATATGAATTGAATGAATAACAATCAGGAAAGTTATTACCTTTTAGGTAAATGGCAATTCGTGCTGGATAGTATTTCGAACATTTGCTACTGTACATATATACAGTGAATGCATGGAGATTATCAGATGCAACGTCAGTATCATCACCCGCTGGAAAAAGGATTTGCCGAACGAATACACACGCCGGGAGGCGTCCGCTCCCTTGTTGAAGATTCTCACCTGATGACGTTGCTGCGCCAGCTTGGTGAGGATGGTTTTAACGTTGATGGCCCGATGGCTGAGCTGACTGCTCTGGTGAACTATGTCACCAGCTCGCAGATGTCCATGAAAGATCTGCAAGTGCATCTCGATTACTGCGCTGAGCAATTGAAGAGACAAACCAGATAGGGTTTGTAATTACCTAAATTTCATGCAATCATTACCTTTTCGGTAAATTTACATTGCATAAATCTTGTGCCATAGTAATCAGGCACTGGCAAAATCCAGTGCCGGGATTGGCGTCCCGGATAACTACAAAGGCGCATATACCGCGCGAGCGGTTTTTTTATGCGTGCTACATAGCAAACCAGTTTCTATGGTGGGCTGTGTGGGGGCACCGAAAGGTGCGCCGGGTCCTTTGTAGCCGGTTACGCCAACCCTGCACAGTTCACCACCATCCCGATTGGCGTCGGAAGTGGTGATTATCCTGACTACAAAGGTGATCGCTATGACAGCTCAAAAAAAACCTACCCCAGACGCAGTATTCAAATTCGAGTCAGCCACCCCAGTACGCATGTTTAACATTGACGGCAATCCGTGGTTTGCGGCTTCAGACGTTTGCAAAGCTCTTGGACTCACGAACTCACGTATGTCCCTGAAGGCCTTAGACGATGATGAGAAGGGAGTAAGTTCAACTTACACCGTCAAAGGCGCACAGAATGTAAGCGTCATAAACGAGTCCGGCCTCTACACACTGATCCTTCGCTGTCGCGACGCGGTTACGCCAGGCACTATCCCCTACCGTTTCCGCAAATGGGTCACTGGCGAGGTGCTGCCTCAGATCCGTAAGACAGGCAGCTATATCAAAAATGCAATCCCTCAGGAAGACCGCATTAAGATGGTTGCAGATCAAGTTGCAACGGCTACTGCATCTGCTGTAATGCAGGCTATGCAGGTGGAGCAAAAGAGTTATGACGTACCACTGAAGCCAGGCTACCGCGAGCACATTCATTCACCTGAAGGCGTTCTCGGCCTGGCTGAGCATTCTCTGCTGATGAACCTGCTCAACCGCATGCAGGATGACGGTCACGACGTTTCCGGCGCTGCGGCAGAGTTCACAACCATGGTGAGTTACATCGTCGGCGTCAGCAAATGCCTGAACGATATCCGGACCCACGCGCAGTACATCACAAAGAATGCAGCTGGGTTCTGAAATGAAAAAGGCCGCTTCGGCGGCCTTTGTGACATGTCACGTGATTATCACCAGGAGTCTGCAACAAGATTGGTGATATCAGTGAAAATTGTTCCTGACAATGGCGGGCAATTTTCAGAGTAACCAGAGTTAGAATAGTGGAACATTGTCTGGTTCTTTTTCACATCGATTAGCTCAGCATCAATGTAGTCAAAATTATACCCGCCACCATAGCAACGAGTCATTGCGTTATTTGGAGCGAAACCATTCAAGTTCAGAACATAACGCGCAGTAGCTTCGTTATAAATACCGGTAGTGCTATTGGATTGTTTTTCTACCGTCACTTGTTGGCTTGCGCTTCGAAGCACGGTAAAGCCTTTCTGTTTTAACCGTTTTTCAATCTCGTAAACCCATGGTGACCTGGCAGAATTTAAGGCAACAATTCGATCCCCCTGAGCCTTTTCAGTTGCAACGACATCAACATTCTTTGTTGCTGCACAACCAGCAAGCATGACGGCTAAGCCGGCTAGCAAGAATTTTTTCATCATATATCCCTTGATTTTATTTTCACGCTGACAATTAGACCATTACCTTAACCCTGGATCCACTTGGTTTATCAATGGCGCAATCCAGAACAGGTTGTTGCCAGGAAGAAGTGTACGCACGTTATGCAGAACCCGGTCACCAGCGTCGCCATTCAGCACCCCAGCAGTCACATCAGTAATGGTGTCGAGCAGGCCAAATGTTGGACCAAGAGCAGAGCCAATAAAGCCACGGCTGGCATATCTCGACTGCGTGCCGGTGCCAAGTAGCGCGCCAAGGCCAACCATACCCCCGGTAGCCTTCTCAGCCATATTGTTGTATTCCATCAGAGGACCGAGGATACCGGAGCGGTCAATCCCCTCAATAGTAAGTTTCTGCGGCGACCAGTCCACCTCCTTACCGTTTGCTGACTGTTTAAGCGCGTACGTCAGCGCGCCGAGCCCAATCTGAAAAGCGGTACCGTAATAAAACTGACCAGTCCCCTCTTGCAGGCCGCCCAGCGTTGCGCGGTTATAGGACGCAGTAGCGAACGATTTAAACTGAAAGATGGTCTTACCCAGCGGCGTGCTAGCCCACAGCGGTGTATCCCCGATCCCCGGCGTGATAACAGTGTTGTTAACGTCTTTGAGTACCGCCGACTGAAAAACGCCAGCCACATGCTGATCATCCCATTTTTCGAAATTACCGATATGCCAGCCGTTGATGACTTCACCGTGTTTCTCGAACTCACTGCGGATACGCGCGGCCATGTTGTCGTTAATGCCGAGCTTCGCCAGACGACGGCCAGTGAACGCGCCGGAGAGAATGCCGTCGGACGTGATCATGCCGTTTACCGATTTGTTCATATCATCGAAGTGACCCATCAGCGTGAGCTTGCCGAACGCATCAGTAACGCGTTCCATTCCCGCTTCTACCGCCGTAGTGCGGGCAGAACTGTCTACCAGGTCCCCCATCGTACGCGCACGAGTATGCAGGATCGTTTCCAGCCCGACGGCCATTTTTAACTGTTCGGCCCGGCTGGCCTTGAATGCCGGTGACCGCGTGATCAATGCGGAGTAGCCGCGCATGGTATTGCCAAACCCGTTAACCATCACACCGCGCGCGAGATCAGGAATAGCGGAAACGGTCATACCGCCCAGCTTGGTTACAAAGTTAGCGCTGCGCAGAAACGCACCCGCGCGCACAAAAAATGATGATGGATCGTCCGGCATGCCGTAGGTACCCGACAGGCGGTCGCGCAGCGCTGTGATGTCGCGGATATCGTTATCGCGGGCTTTCGCCAGTTTCGCCTGGTCTTTGGGATTCTGGCGCATCAGCGCATCGTATTCGTCCTGAATATCCTTGAGCTGCTTCTCCAGTGATTTATTACCGAATGCGCGCGTCAACTCCACCTCTGCCGACGCCTCGCGAATGTGCCGTTGCAGCACATAATTGGCGTCGCTCTCCAGATAATCTTTCATCAGGCGATCGGGAACGCTGAGCGTACGCGACCGGGTGCTGCCTGCCGCTTTCACCATAAAGACGTTTGCGAAATCCTGCGGGATTTTTGCGCCGACGATTTTATTGATCGTGGCATCAGCAGTAATTTCCGCCTCTTCGCGGGACATGGTTTTCTCACCGCGAGACCACCAGTCGACCAGCATGTCGCGAAATTTATCGCGCTCGTTAACAATTTTGCCGACTTTGTACACGCGCGGGAAATAACTCTCCTGACCGATGGCTTTTAGCTCCTCGTCAGGTGGCAGCAGTCCAAGCTTTTGCTGCGCCACTTTAACCCGGTTAACCACAGTGCGCATTGCCTGCGCCGCCTCTTGCACCACCGGATTAGCATGTACATCGCCGCTGCGCATGGCATTACCCACTTCTTCGCGGAACTGGGAAAAACTCAGATCACCACCAGCGGCTTTGTACTGGCTGTAGGCCTGTTTGTTCGTCACAACGACGGCAGCCTCTTCACGACGCCACCCGCGAACGCGGGTTTCTGCGGCAACAGGTGTCTCGATGCCGCGGGCATTACCCTGTAGTGTGTAATTGTTCTCTGCCAGCTCCAGTGCAGTACGACGGGAGGTTTTTGAAGGTGACTCCATCAGGCGGGTAAACGGTGTCAGATAGCTACCTGCCTTACGCGCCAGTTTACCGACCGGGCCACCAGCTGCCGGAGTGAGATCTTCGAGCGTGGCTTCGCTGATTCGTGCCGCGCCGACGCTACCACCTTCCGGAAGGGAAGCCGCTGCCGTATCCGTCGCTGACGTGATACTCATACTATCGAGCGCATCAGCCACTTCACGCGTGGCCGCTGTGCGAACAGAGGGTGACAGCGCAGCGCCGGCGGCCGCAAATACACCGCTCATCAACGCACCGGCGGCGACGTGGGAGGCACTTTCCCCCCACGTGCGGGTTATCTGCTGGTTGTTAAGCGCAACCTCGCTCGCCGCTGTTGCAGCTGCACCGATGGCCGCCTGTGACGCAATGCGGGCCACTGCCCCACCCTGAGCGCCGGGGATAAACATTGAAGCTACGGTGACCGGGTCAACAACCCCGGCGGCAATACTGGCAAGAACACCCTCCCCGCCCGCCTCTGAAAGTACCCGACGGTCCTCGTTTTCGTCGTCAATCTGCTGTTTAAGCCAGGCAGTTTCTTCCGGTGAACGGGAATCAGCGAAAGCAGATCCCCATTGTTCGTACCCGTGCAGCTCGGCTTTATCAGCATAAGGGTTATACCCGTCTACCGACTCAAACTGCTTGGCCGGGCGGAACATCTCGGCCAGAAGGTTATTCTGGCGGAAGGCGGCGCCCCATACCGATGGTTCTGGTTGCTGCGGCTCCGGGTTGGTTCCTTCAGGCAAAGGCACATCAAACCCTGTCGGCTCTGGCAGAACATTGCCAGCAGGAGTAAATCCGTTGCTCAGTTCTTCTGGCGAGGAATACACAGGCATTATTCATTACTCCATGAGAAATATTTTTTGAAGCGATTAACACGATCATCGTGGAACCTGCGATACTGTTCATCAATTGCACGGTGTTTATCTTTAAAGCCGCGAATTTCCTGACCCTTGATTATTTCTTCCTGATCTTTTTGCTCTCTTTCCTGTATAGATTTTTTATATGGCTCCCATTCATCCAAAGAGGGTTTCCACCGCATAGGCCTGCCGTAAGAATCGTAGAACGGCTGTACCGCCTCAATACCATCCTTATCTTTTGTTCGCACCATAATGGCGTAATCTCCATTGCGGGCCGTCAGCACATCAGGGGTAATCTCCAGTTCGCCGCCAATACGCGACTCCGGCGTTTTACTGGTAACAGGTGCTGAGTTGCCGGAGGTGATCCCGAGTTGTGTCGGGCTTGTAGTGATGTCTACATTACGGTCGCCATACATCAGCTGCTCTTTATCTGCCTTCCACTGCTCTGCCTGCCATCCGGAAGGACCATAATTGTAAAGAGCCTCAGGGGCATATTTCATCAGCTTTGCAGTCCCATTCACTTCGCTGATGCTCCAGGTGCGGGCGATCTGCTGATTGGTCATTTTCTTCGCTGCATCAGCATTCCCGCCAGTGGTGCGATAGTTAATGTCGTACAGCGCCTGATAATCATTTCTGAATCTTGCTGCATCTGGAGTTGAGTCATCTGCCGATGGCCCGCCAAAGCTATACCAGGGAGACATATTGCTTACGGCGGAATCCATCGCCTTAACTCGGTCTTTTTTGTACTCCTTGGTGCTCTGGGTTGAGGCCAGTTGCGCTTTGAGTGCATCGGTCTGGTTGTAGGTCAGATTCTGCGCCTGTTCGATAGCTGTTTCGGACGCCATGCCAGAATCGGTAAGCTGTTTAACGGTGAGATAAAATCCCTGCATATCCTTTGGCATGTCGCCAACAGACGCGGGATCTGTGTCATAGAGGCGATTAAATAACTCAGCCCCCTGACGGACCGCCTCAGGACTGCGCGCGCGGGATATCGCCGATAACTGGGTGGTTACCTGCGAAGGAATGATCCCGGTCTTGGCCACCTGCTGCACAATCCCGTCATGGGTGGTGGCGTCGTTAATCCGGAAGTTTTGCGCCGTTGGCGTGGCATCGGCGGCTTTTTGCATGGATTTATTGGTAGGGTCGAGTTTCTCGCCCATAGACAGCGCTTCGTTAAAACGACGGGTATCACGCTGCGCCTGTATCGCTTCATTGCTTTTCTGTACCAGCGCGCCGAGCTTGCCATACGCATCGAGCTTGAGCGCATATTCCGGGTCATTTACCTCTGGTTTCTTTTTGAGTAATTCCTGCTGCTGCTGTTCAGGAGAAAGGTACTGAATTGCCTGGAAAGTTTTTGCATTGTCCATAGCGATATCGAGCTTCGATACCATTTTTTTCCCTTGCTTACCGTAGCCAAACATAATCGCCGGGATAGAAGGGACGGCATCAGGGACTTCGCCATTATTGAGTTGAGCCATTGTATTGTTAAGCAGCGGTTCAAGCTCATTAAGTACCAGTTTTCTCTGCTTCTCAATCTGAGCGTTTGCAAGATTATCAATTTGATTAACGGTAACTGGATCCATACCGGTTTTATTTTTACGGTATCGTGAAATCCAACCCTGCGTTTCAGATGGTAGTTGTTTTATGAAATCGGCTTGGGATATCTCTCCTTTTCTTGGGTCACCGACCTTCTCTATAAGTTTGTCAACATTGCCCTGCCCCCAGTTATATGCTGCTCCAGCCAGTAATTCAGAGCCATACTTGTTTGACAGTTCCTGCGCGTAATCCGAGGCCAGCATGGTGTGTTGCTGCTCGTCTGCCGGGTTGTACTTCAACCCACGCCGTGCGGCCAGTTCTTTGCCTGTTTCAGGCATTAACTGGAAACGGCCCTGAGCACCAGCTGAAGAAGTGACAATTGATCCGTCTGAATTAAGATGCTTACCACCTGACTCGACGATACCTACAGATCGCATATCCAGACCGCCAGTATCATCTGCTGAAAAATCACCGTTCATCCACCCAAGCGGGTTATCAACTGCATAGTTTTTAGCTCTCATCTCAGTGGCGGCAAGGTTATCTTTTTCAATAGCAGCCAGAATCTGCTCCTGCGACCAACCTCTTGAGGCTCCGAATCTCGCTGTTGCTACTGTGCGAATATTCTTTGCGAGAATAGCTTCCTGGAGATTATTCCACGCATCAGCCTCTTTCTGGATCTGCAACTGTCTGGTGGCATCGTATTGATTTCCTTCAAACTCGCTGACCTGACCCTGCTCATAACGGCCAACATTTCCCTGAAATTGGATGCGCTGCTGCTGCGCCTGCTGCATGAACATCTGGCGTGATGCGTCATCAGGTAGCGACGAGGCCAAGGATTGGATCTGCTCATCATATTGGTGCGTAAATTCTTGACCCTTACCGATGGCGTTTTGGCCCTTCAGGCTATAAAGTTGTGTCTTTAAATCCTCTTCGGCCTGACTGAGCTTTAAACTGGCCTCCTGTGAAAGAGCCACGTTTGCCCTCTGCTTGGCCTGCGCGAACATGTCGATCGCCTTTGGCGCGACCTGAGAAATGACGTCGCCGACATTCGGCTGTTCGAACGCCTGAAATCCAGGAGACTGGAATCCGCGGCTTTCAACCTGGCGCCCGCTGACTGTTGGTACTGTTGGCATTTCGATATCTCCTTATCGACCGGTTGGCGTGCCTACGGCTGCGCTGATAGGTGCTGCCTTCTGGGAGAATGGCGACCACGTCCCGCCAGCCATTTGATAGGCTCCGTAAGCCTGTAGCGGCGTTGTGAGCAGCGTTGTCATCGCTCCCATATTCCCCTGCTTACGCGCGGATACCGCCTGGGCGTCATAGTTGGCGGACTGCACCTGATAGCCGTAAGCCTCGCGCTGGGCGTTGTTAACGGTCGTCAGAGCATCCAGCGTGCCGAACTGAGCGGTATCTCCGAAGATATCCAGAGCGTTACCGGTTGAGAGGTCAGCGCCGGTGGCACCCATTGTCGCAGCCTGTGTCCCGGCAGCCTGACGATTACGGCGGCGCACTTCCTCGGCCTGGGCATTGCCACGGTTAATCGAGTCCTGGGCCTGAGCCTCTGCCACATCCGCATTCTGCTCAGCAACAGCGGCAGAATATTTCCCTGTCTCATACTGGTTGTAGGCTGACAGCGCGCCTGCTGCGAGCGTCGCACCGGCTAAGATTGTGGTGGGTTCGCACATTATTTTTTCTCCATGTGGAAGCGATGAAACAGAAGACCGTGAGCGCCGTACGGCTGTGGTTCTTCAATGGTGAATCCCAGCCAGTGCAGCCAGATACGCGCTGTGTGGTTGCGGGCATCAACATAGTTTTCAAGATACGGGTAAACAGCCAGCATTGCATTGACCACTTTCCCGCAGCGTCGAAGGAAGGTGCGCTGGTATTTCTCCAGCGCATCGGTGCCCACCAGCCACGGGATACCGTTACCACCGATCATTGATGCCGGGGCCACGCCGAAGATGGTCACCACCTCACCGTTAATCAGACCGGCACAGGCAAATGTTGACGTGCGCAGACCGGTTTCAAGAACGCGACGCGGGCTCCATCCGTTTGTTGCCAGGAATTCATCAACATCAGCCTGGCGGACATGCGGGATCATGGCTTCGATATGTTCCTGGGTTGCCGGTACGATCTGAGCTTTAATCATCAGAATCCCCCGACCGTCATGCGCGGCAGGACCGCCAGAACAGAAAGCGGAAGTGGATCGAGCTGGCGCACCTTAACGCGTCCGTTCTTATCCCAGTTGCTGTCGAGCTTCACCTCCACCTTCCCGGTAGCATCATCAACTGGATCGTCATAAAACTCGAATTCCCGCTGCGGATACTCGTACCATTCTCCGCCCGGCGTCGTTGCCCAGATGCCTCGGCTGGCGTTGACCACCATCGTGACAGTGGGGATCACCTGCTTTTTATCCAGCAGTGTTTCCTGCCCGTTGATGTTGATGTCCAGCGTTTCGAATTCAGCGGTGATCGGCAGCCCGATATGCACCACTGCGCCCGGTGATTCCAGCGTGACAGCACCACCAGTTACGGTTTTCTGTGGCTCTACGCTGGCATCGGAGAGGATGTTGACTGTCTGGCCTTCGAGGTGTGACAGACCGCTGAAAGTCTGGCGGGCCATCTGCCAGTTAGTTGTGGCCGCAGTGCGCAGTACCGCGGGTACGTTACGGTTGAAGCGCACAACCACGGCGGTATTACTCGTTACGGAGAGAATGTCGCCACGCAATTCTTTCGCCACCACTTCGCCGGTATCAGGATCCGTTTCTGAGTACGGGAACTGGATCTGAGCGCCAACGTCAGTGCCCACGAAATACGCCCCGCCGCTTATCGTCACCGGGTAGTCAACCTGATAGCTCCAGTCACCACTGCCGCCGCTGATGGTCATAGTACGTGTTGAGGTATTGCGTCCGTCATAGCTCAGTCCGCAATCGACAAAGAACGCATCTTCATCACTGGTAAACAGGCGGCTGGACAGGCGCTCTATGTAACGTTTCGTCTGTCCGTTGATGGTGCGGTTAACCACGAAGTAAACAGCGTCCTCGCTTCCTTCGCTGATGGAGCAGGTGCTTTCGTACTTTCCAGTGCTGGACTGCGGTGCCCAGGCAAATACCTGTTGGTCGCGCAGATAGGTCAGCACCAGCAGTTTGCCGTCATCGCGGATGCAGAACGCGCTGCTGTACGGCACGATGCAGAATGACCAGTCGACAATGCTGCGCTTCTGGAACAGGTGGTTTGCCAGTATGGTCAGGTCAGTGCCCTGGTATCCGTCCACGTCGAAGGAGTAAGCCAGATCACGGACCACGCTCCCCTTCTCCTGGATGAACAGCGCGATGTTTGCCACCGCGATCGGCGGCACATTGCTGGAACCGTTGTTTCCCTGCGAGCTGAACGAGAACGCCGACGGCGTGAGGACCTTATTCTGGTCTCCGGATATCGTATATTCTCCGCCAGACGTCAGCGCGACCAGGCTTCCGACGTCTATAAGGTGGCGGATCTCATTCACCTGTCGCCCGGCGTAGGTGTAGATGATCCGATCGTCATCCTGGATAGGGTTGTTCTTGCCGAAGTCCTTATAGTCGCCGGTCCGGCTCGCCCATATCGTTTGTGGGTACGCGGTAGAAGCCGCGAAATACAGGCGCTGCTGATAGTAAACAACCGTGCTCGGGTAGCCGTTGACACTGTTCCATGCGTATTTTGCCCACTTGTAGCTGCCGTTAGCGGAGCCAACAACCTGAGACGGTATATAGCTCACCACCGTAGCAGTGGCTGTCAGGCCGTCGCTGGATACCGCGGTGATGCGCGCAATGCCGAAACCGCTGTGCAGGTATTCCCACTGGATTCCGGTATCGCTATCCCCGGTTCCGCCCCATCCATCCCACGACATCCCTTCTGTGTGAGACGGGCGCAGGGTCCCGGTCTTGCCGGAAGTATTGGCACGGTAGTAGTTGCTGTCGGCACGGCGTACATCGTTGATAGCGGTGGTCTTGATGGTCTCCCATACGGGAACGGAATCAACAGCAGGCTGCTCGAGATAAAACAGTTTACCGACCTGCTCAGATCCGAATATGGCGGAGCTGGCCGTCAGCGTGATGGTGCCAGTGCTTGAGCTGGCGTAAACCTTCACTGATTCATCCACGTTGATATCTTCGAACGGTCCGTTTTTGGTGGTGACATCAACGATCTGCCAGTTGTCGTGCGCGTAACGGCGCAACTCCTTCGGCGGATAGGCCGGGTGAACCAGTGTAAGCACGTCGGCGCTCTGCGTGAATTTAATGCGGAACAGGTCGGCCTCAGCATACGGCATAGCCAGCTCGTAGATCACATTGCTGCCGTTCAGAACATACGCACCATCTTTGATAACGCGCATGTAGTTGTGCCCGAACTCCAGTGCATAAGTCTGGACGGTCGAGAACTGGAAAGGAATAAGACGGCATTTGCGCGCCGGATATTTGGCTTCGCCGACGAAGCGCGTGCCCGGGCGATTCTCCACCCCGCCATACTGACGGACAATAAAGTTGTCGCACTTACGCAGCGCAACCTGATATTTCGACATATCGATGCGCCCGTATAGCGACGGGCCAATCTCGCCACCGGCAAAGCTCGGCTGGATCCAACTGAAAGCCATTATGACAACCTCGCTGCGGTGAACTCATCGACTGGCGGCTGCGGCTCCTGGGATTCGTTCTGGCTGTGCGAGCCAGCGCTCAGGATGACGCTGCGGTACATAGTCAGTGCGTTGTTACCGAGATCTGCGCTGCCGGTCAGCGGCATATTGATGGCGGCGGCCAGACGCCAGGACAGCGCTTCCATGAAGATTGCATCGAACATGTTCACGTCGGTGACGCGGGCGATGTACTTCAGCCATGCCTGAGGCTGATCGGTGTAGATCAGCTTTCCGGTGCCGTCGGTATCAGCCCCAACCTCATAGTTGATGCGCATGGCCGCCGTCGGATTACGGATACCGGGCACCATAATTTCGGTGATGCGCAGGCAGTCAGTCGGATACTGGTAGGAATAAGCCCAGTCAGGCGGCGGATTGTTGGTATCGGCCAGCGCCAGGCGTTTGGTGGCAAAGTTCCAGTCGAAGTCCGCCAGCGCAGCATCGCGGCAGGAATCGAAATGCAGGGAGCACTGCCCGGCTTCTTTGCTGGCCTCGGTCAGGCTGTTAATGCTGCGGCTGTTCCCGATATTGCTCAGCGCGCGGTTGCAGATCTCGATAACGGAGGCCATTAATCATCCTCCCCGCCGTAGAGAGTTTGGGCGGCAGTTTTGGGCTGCTCACCAGATACCGGGCTGAGTGCCATGTCAGTAATCTGCAAGCTGGCGTTATGCTGCATGCCATCTTCCGTTTCTCGGGTAGAGGTGGAACGAATTATGGCTTTCGCGGTGATCATCACTTCAGTACCAGCGGATTGTGGCGTTGCCTTGAGCTTGGCGAGCGTCTCGTTGTTCAGCTCAATGCAAAGGCCCCATGGATAATCATCGCGAGTCTGGGTTTTACCATCCTCATCCTGATAGGTGTCAGTTCCAGTTTTGAGGTTTACCAGTTCCATAGCGGACTCCTGCAATAAAGGGGCCGAAGCCCCTTGTTTTATTAGCGAGGCTCAGACGCCCAGTTTTTGCCGTTCTTCAGCAATACGTTCTTTGATCGTTTCAACATTCATGTTGCCAGGTTTCTTGTTGAAAAGTTCTTCGTACTGCTGGCGTAGCGCGGCTTCATCTTCACTGAAGGTATTGGCACCTTTACCGCCGGTATCTTCCTGGCCATCATCTTCATCCTGTGGTTCAGGCTGAGAGTCAACCGGCACGATTCCGCGATTCTGGTCTGCCTTTTTCTTTGCCGCCTTCGCCGCTGCGTTGATCGGCTCCAGCGCAGATCCTGGCTCGCCGTCATATTCAATTTCTGAACCTTCAGGCCAGAGGTTGTTATGAATATGGGATAAGCGCAGGACGCGGTATTTTGCTTTTTCCATTGCCATCACCTTAGCCAGTCACTTTGGAACGGATCGGGTAATAAGGAGTGTTGTTGTCAACATCCAGATTAATGCCCGAGGTGAACGCGCCAGCAGTCAGCGGACCCGTGCCAACAGAATAGTTGACGCGCAGATAGCGCTGGACGCCCGCCGGAACTTTGGTAGAGAACAGGCGTTTACCAACTGTCAGGGCAGAAAGCGCCAGAGCACCGCTGTCGTAGATAGTGGTCCAGGTAGAGTTGTCCGGGCTGGTCTGCAACTGAACGTTGAGGGTCGCGGCACCACCAGCGGTTGCCGTGGTGTCAACGGTTGCCCAGAACTCCAGCGGATAACCAACGCCGATATCGCGGCGGGTGCCGTCGATAGGGCCGAGGTCAATCACGTCCGTAGAAGCAGCGGAAGCTGTAACCGCCTGCTTCTCGGAGAACATCAACAGTTTGTCGAGGATCATTTTCTTTCTCCATTTATGGGCCGGTTAAGGCCCATCAGTTAATGACAGGCGTTAAACAACGCGCGCTTCTGTTTCCAGAATCGCATCGGTTTCACGGATTGGGATGCCACGGAACGTGGTCCAGAATTCGCCTTCAGTCTCTTTTACGGACAGAGCCAGGGAGGCTTTATCCAGAGATTGCAGATCCAGCGCCTGGGCAACGGTACGGTTCATGTAGAACACCGCGCGGCCCATTTTCAGGTTAGGGACGCGGTGCAGCGCTTTAACCATCAGGCTGACGATATTTGCAGCTGAACCTGGTACTGACAGATCGCTCACATCGATGTTGGCGATGCGCACAACGTAGCGCCAGTCACGGAGAGCCAGGCCGTTATCCCACTTATAATGGGTGCGGTAACCCTGGTATTTGCCGCCATTGGCATCGGTAAGAGTCTGCTCGCCGAGGTTCTGAGTCTGCAAACCAGCCTTCTGCCCTTTAGGGAAGATGCCGTGCACAGTGTTTTCACCCCAGACCACCAGCCAGATAGAGGTGTTATCTGTACCGGTGCCGCCAGCATCAATGATGTTCTGGCCGTTGCCCGCGGATTTGCTGGAGTAGCGTGATGACAGGCCCATGAACTGCTGCGGATTCACACTGGTGTCGCCGTAGAACAGGGTCTGAGCCATCTGCTGGTTCATGCCTTCAAGGAATGCACGATCTTCAGACAGGCGGAATTCAGCAGTGTTACCGTTAAGATCTGCCAGTGACTTATCTACTTCCGCATAAGCCTCCAGCATGCCGACAGTGTCAGTGACCTGTACGGTAGTTGATTTTGTCGGTTGCACACCGTAGTTCAGCAAACGCCAGGTAGGCTGCGGGAGCCCCGAGCGAACGGTGGTACGGTGACCAGTTGGAAGGTTACCCTCTACGAACATCATATCCGTCAGGATTTCGTTGGTCTGGGAAAGAAGTTCGACAATCTTATCGACCTTTCCGTTTGGATCAGTACGCTTAGCCCAGTCAGCCAGCGTCAGCGCATTTACGCCTTTAACAGCCATGGTTATATCCTCTCTTATTAGCCATAAAGCACTTCGGCCGCACTACGCTGGCCTTGATTACTGCCATCGACCATGCCGTCTTCCGACATGGCTTTACCGATTTTCACGAACGTTTTAACCAGGTCTGGATGGTTACCAAGACCGGTAGCGTTCAGATATTCTTTCAGTTCCGGCGTGCCGAACTGGTCGAGTGCACGCTGCGCAGCACTGAGGTTTGCGGTCAGTTTGTCGCCGCCGATCTCCTTGTCTGCCTTCACTGTCTCTGCCCAGCCTTCGGTCTGCTTCTGCCAGGCTTCTGCCTGACGCTGCTGCACACCGGCCAGAATTTTGGGATATGCGTCCACCAACTTCTGCGCCTGCTCGTTGGTCAGGTTCAGATCGCGGGCAACGGGCTCGAAGTCCTTCAGCGCTTCGGAATCCAGCTCTACGCCTTCGCCAGCGGTAAATTCGTATTTCTCCGGCGCACCTTCCTGCTTCTGCTCTTCGTCTTCCGACTTATCCGCTGGCTTATCACCATCAGCTGGTTTTTCTTCCTGAGGCTTATCACCATCAGCTGGTTTTTCTTCCTGAGGCTTATCACCATCAGCTGGTTTTTCTTCCTGAGGCTTATCACCTTCAGTGCCAGGCTGTGGCTTATCGCCTTCTGGTTTAGCCGGGTCAGCAGCAGGTGCAGGAGCATCAGCAGCAGGTGCGGATGGCTCAGACGGTGCCGGCGCAGCGCCACCATCAGCAGGCTGCTCATTGCAAAGACGGCGATGCAGCAAACGTTCAAATAAATTCATGGTTACTCCTGTTCACCGGCCTCTGCGGCCATCTTCAGATACTGATCAGGGCAGTGCGCCATGACGCGCTGAAACAGAACCAGCGCCAGGTTGCGCTGCCCTTCGTTGAATGCGGTTAAATGCGAATCACCGGCGAAGCACGGCGCGAATACCTTCCCTTTCTCCAGCAGAGACCAGATAATGCGGCGGCCCTGCTCGCTATCCATCACGAAGCGGATATCGTCGATTTCTCGCTGAGCCATATCCCGCTTAATGCGGTCACTTTCAGCTTTAAGTTTTTCGTCATCGATATCGGTCATTGCTGCGCCGCTCCCACTGCGTTAGTGATTACTGTCAGTGCGCTTGGATCTGCGGTTTGCGTATCGCTGAGCGTCTTCGCGCCCTGTGCTACGGCCTGACCCATTGCCAGCGCCTGGGCTGCCTGCTGTTGCTTGGCGCGCTCTTCACGAATGCCCTGCACCTGCTCCTGCGGAACGATGACGGTTGGCGATACGCCGGACATTTCAGAGAAAGCGTCGATTGCCTGATCCACGTCGAGCTTGTCGAGCGCTTCAGGTTTGAACTGTGCGAGTTGGCCGATAAAGCCAACGGTCTGCGACAGGCTGGTGAGGCCGATAGATTTCTGCGCCTGCGCCATAACGGAGATGTACTCAATGCGTAGCGGCATTCCCTGCATAACGTCAGGCGGTGGCGGCAGCATGTTCTTGCGCGCCATGATGGAGAAAACGCGGTCAATTAGCGGGTTGAGCGCTTCGTCGTTCAGACGTTCCAGCACCGGGCCGAGCATCAGCAGCTTCTCTTCCTTCATCTCGATCACTGCTTCCACTGGCATTGAGCGGGTGTTGATGTTTTGAAGCATCATGAAGAGGTCGACAAAGTAGGCGCTGTTGATGGTCTGGCGGGTGTCCTGGATGTCAGCCAGGAGGTCGGCGGTATTCGGGTTGACCAGGTATGCAGGCTTGAAGCCGTCCTGCCCGCTCAGCACGTCGAGATACGTCACATCGCCAGGTAGCAGGGAAACGCGCTGATTCTTCAGCGACGTCGGCGCAACCATCGGCGGGTTAGTGGCTTTGTCGATCAGTTGAGCTTTACGTTTCTGCTCAACCTGCAAGGCTTTAACCTGACCGAGTGCCAGCATTCCAGGGCAGGATGACGCATAAACGTCCTCGCCGTTAACTTCCCAGCGCGGCGCCAGAATCGGGAATTCATCGAAGCCAGCTTCACGCAACAACTTGTCGGATTCGCCGCCTGTCTCGAAATAGACAGAGCGATACGGCTTGTTCTTGCTGTCCATCTTGCCGCTGTCGCGGTTGATGTTTGGCGTGATGCAGTGGTTTACCTCGATCCAGTTTTCATACGATCCGCTTTCCCACTGGCTCTTCACGGACGCGCTGACATTGTCCAGGCCAAACTCTTGCACGAGCTGGCGCACGGTCATTGAGAACTGACGGAAGGAGGTGTCGACGCTGCCACGCGGGCTGTTAGCCAGGTAGTAGCTGCCAATCGGGAATGGCATTGTGCGGATCACGTCCTGGTCATCTTCCAGCACAGCCATAGCGGCAGTGCCATAAGTACCCAGACTGGCGTACATGACGGGCAGAGACTGATACAGATTCGACTTGTTGAACACTTCGTTCATGCGGCGCTGCACGACTTCCAGCCAGACCTTCACCGGGCCGTAATCCATCATGCCAGGGTCAGGCGTTGCCAGCTTGAACCACGGACGGGCAGGGCTGGTGATGCCAGACATCATGCCGCTGGCGAGAGTGCGCTGAGCGAATGATCCGGTAGGGTCAACAATTTTGGTGTTGCGGCGATCGTCACGGTTAACGTCAGACGTCAGGAAGCGGGAACCGCGCGGATTGATAAAGTCGCTCAGGTCGCGCCAGTGCGGCTCGAACGATGTGCGCTCATTCTTCAGCTGTGCGAGCTGCTTCAGCAGCCGCTCTTTTTCGGTTTCCACCATCTCTGCGCGCTCCGTTACTGACCGAGCAGCGTTTTACCGCTGGTATTTGCGGCGGAAGTGTCGCCCTGGGCACCGGTAAGCATGGTCGAGTTACGACCGGCGGCAGCACGGCGGCGGCGCTCTTCGTCATCGCGCGCACTGACAACAGCGGCGTCCTGCTCCTGAGGTGCGGCCTGAATTTCTGGTGCCGCTGGCACTGATGGCTTGCTGCCGATACACATAGCGATAACCTCACACACGATTAAATTATTACCAATTTAACCATATACGGATTATTTTACGTAGTGTATTGACAGAATGCCGTGCAATTATTACCCTTCAGGTAACACAACATGAAAGCGCACTTCGATATCGGTTCTGTGAGGTCTTGTCGCTAAATCAAACTGGTGAGTGCGCTTCTAGGTGTGAGCAGTACGGTATATGGCACATGTGCCGCAGCGGTCCGGAGGGGTTCATTGGTTTCCTTACCCCCGAGCGGGTAGCCGGAATGTGCAAGTCAGTGTTATCGGTATGCACGACATGACGACTCACCATCGTGGCGATACGGTGTGACACCTCGGAAGAGACGATGCCATAACCAAAAGAGCGCTGGCATGCAAAAAATATCTCGCAGCCGTTGCAGTACCAAAAGCCAGGATGGAACGGCAAAACGCGGTAGTGCTCTTTTTGTTGTGGTTTTCCTGATGCTAGTTGGTTCGGTTGCGGCGGATACCAAGGCGACGAAAGGAAATGCTGACGCACAGCACCACAACCCAATCACGTTAGGACCGTGATACGGCAGTACCAGGCAATGCGTGTAGTTTTGGCGGTGGAAGTTGCGCCCATGATGGACTTGCCACCGCCCTTTTTACAGCAGAACGCCATTCCGATGACGTTGCGCTGTAAACCCTGCATCACCCGCCAAGGAAGGCACTCCGTAGACCCTTGCTTCCATTCGCCCGGTTCGTCCGGGCATTTTTTTAAGGTGAAAATCATGAGTCAGACAGTCGTTAATGTTCAGAAACAATCTCCTGCCGAAGAGATCCGCCGTGAGAATCTCTACCACACCAAATTGCAGTGCCTGGCTGAGGTTCTTGGGCGTCAGTCATTTGTCGATAAAAACGACGCTGAACGCAGCGCAGAAGCGATCAACGCAGCATTCGATAAAATCACTTTTTAAAGCCGTGACATGTCACAATCAGCCCGCCGATGCGCGGGCTTTGTTATTTCCACGGGTCATACTCTGTGACCGCTTTCCCCCGCTGACTCTCCTGACCAGGAATGCGCAGGCGCTTCGTAACCGGGAAAGCAAACGTCAGCAGCAACGCGTCACCCTTGCCCGGCGAACGGCCCAGGCGCTCTTTGATATCTTCCTTCGGCTCAATGACGATCTTACCGTCCACCCTGACTTTGTACTCCGCCGCCGACAGGTCATCCGCCGTCTCCTGGTCATCCAGCGCGCCGCCGAGCTTCAGCCACGTTTTGCAGCTGTTGAACATCTCGCCGCGCTTATTGAGCATCTGGGGATCTGTCGAGCCGCCGCCGAACGGGATTAACTGCCACGTCCGGCCCCAGCCATCGCCGATTGACTTCAACCCGGTGCCGTAGCCGAAGTCGATAAACACCGCGTCAGCCTGGTACTGATCTTCAAAGTCGGCGATGCGCTTCGCCATAATCAGGTCGTCAGTGGTCTTGTTGCCGGTCCAGAGCACTTTGCTGTGCAGCCCCTGGCGCAGGTATATCACTGCGTCATCCACGCCGGAATATGCCGGGTCGACGCCGATAATCACCGGTGCATGCGCCACCTGCGCAGCGGTCACTACGCGCTTCATCGCCTCGTCAGTGAGCCCGGTCGGGATAAACTGGAGTTCTGACGCGTCAGGGAAGATCCCCCGCACACGGACCTTCACGAAGTCGCTGTCCTCGCCGTAGTCATCCACCCATTTCTGGAGTTGCTGTTTGTTCGTGCCTTCCACGGTGCGTGAATCAATCTGCGCGCACTTCCAGCGGTGCTTGTATTTGCGGAAGCATTCGCGGAAACGCCCGGTGTTACGCGTCGGGTTCCCAAACGCTACCCAGATAATTTCCGTGTCTTCGTCCGTCAGTGCGCCTTCGGCAACCTCCCACACCAGATCGGCAATATTGGAGGCTTCATCGAATACCACGATGATGCGCTTGCGCTCGTTGTGCAGCCCGGCGAACGCCTCTGTGTTGTGCTCAGACCACGGGATTGCGTCAGCGCGCCAGCGTTTATCATGTCCCGGATCGTTGCTGTACATCGCCGTGGCGGTGCAGGTGAACCACTCTTTCGTGATAGCCAGATTCGACCATTTGATGATTTCCGGCCAGGTCTTTGTGCGCAGCTGGTTGTCAGTGTTGGCGGTCACCACCACCTTGCAGTCCTCGCAGGTCGACATGCCCCAGTTGATGAGCATCGAAATGAAAGCGGATTTGCCGATACCGTGTCCGGATGCGCGAGCCAGCATCAGCGGCTGGTGACGCGTCGCGGGGTTCTGGAGGTGATCGCGTATCTCGCGGAATGCGTCAGCCTGCCACTTACGCGGCCCGGTGGCGTGTGCCAGTTCTGTTCCTTCCTCGCCCCACGGAAACGCATACAGCGCATAGCCCAGCGGGTCATACGTGAACGAAGCAATATCCTCGACGAGCTGCTCTTCCGGCGACATGGCTGCTGCTGTCATTCTTCACCACCAGCCTGTTTCTTAACACGGTCACGGGCCTTCGCCATGCGTTCGGCGATGGTGACGGTGCCGGAAACCTCCAGGCGCTCTTTGAACGCGTTGACGTCGACGTGCTTACCGATAAGCTCGAGGTTCTTCACCTTGTCCGGCCACTTCACCTTCTTCAGAATATGCTCGACATCCTCAACAGACAGATCCGCCTCGCCATTCTCTTTTTGCAGGGAGGCCTGAGTAGTCTTGATGGTAGCGATATCCATCGCGCTGAGGGAGGTGCGCCATACCTTAGGCCATTCAGCGATCGGCTTCATCCCGCCGTCATCGTTCAGGATATCCAGCACATCCATCTGGTCGATCTCAACCAGGCGCAGAAGGACATAATCGGCGCTGACGCGCAGGCGCTTGTTGCGCTCTTCCATCAACTCGGCAATGCGTTTCTGGATGCGTTCATCGCGCATCATCACGCTGGCTTTAACTGCTGCCGTGTTTGGCGAGAATCCGGCGTTAATCGCCGCCTGAGTCTGGTTCTCCGGCGTCTTGATGTATGACTGGCAATAAGCCTCCTGCATCGCTGTCAGTGGCTTAAATTGCGTTGATTTACGTTTGTGGGCTTTTGGTTCAGCAGGCATTGTAACCACCAGGGTAATAATTACCGTTGTGGTAATACTAACATGGTGGCGGGAATGTTACATAACGGGAATGTCTTCGTCAGCTTCTGGCGTAACTCTGTTAATCAGATGGGTCAGGACACCAATCACAACTGCATCGTCCAGCGCGGAACCTTCAATGGCTTCGCCGTCATCAGTGATAAGCGCTCTCCCGCGTACTCTGGCAAACTGGATGTGACCATGAAAGGAAACCAGAACAGCATCACCATGTGCTGCCTTTCTTGATATGTTGATCACAGCGTATCCCTGCGATGTCTCAACTGCGCGGCAGTTCGCATCATAGTTGCACAACCTGGAAACGGTCAGCGCTGATTCTGCGTAATCCATGGACGGGGATGGAAAGCCCATAATGGAACCTCACATAAAAATACTGTATATTTAAACAGTATAATCATGTGAGGATTTAGTCAATACGCCGTGACAGGTCACACCGCAAGTTTCGTTTCATGCCAGCCCTGCGTAACCCAGCACGCAGAATCACCGGCGCACGGACAGGACTTCACCGGCAGGCTGTCTCCGCACTTGCCGCACCGGTTGGCGCTGATAGCTTTGATGCGTCCGCGCACCCGGGCATCATCCTGGCGAATCAGCAGGGCAATGTACTCGCTCAGTTCGTATGGGTCGCGTCCCGGTCGACGCTCCGCGCAGTTCCGCGCCAGCATATCCATTTCCTGCTCGTCTAACACCAGCTCCAGCTTTCGCTCACCGGCTTCCGCCTGGCGGGCGCGCTGCGCTGCTTTGCGTTCTGCTGCGGTCTTAGCCATCAGTGAACCTCGCGAATATAAGTAATCGCATCCATTTTTCTGTATGCCTCAGACACAACCACCAGAGCTGAAACCATGACTACCATGATTCCGAAGATCAACCCACCCGCATCTCCGCTGGCAGGGTCTGATGCTGACATCAAAACAACACCAATAAAGCACATTATGAAATTAAACCTCACCATTGATCACCTTCCCGCAGCGCTTGCAATAAATACCGTGATACGTCTCTGGCCTGGTGCTGTTGATCACTTCGATTACTGCGCTGCTACTTCCCTCAACTTCTCCAATTTTTAAAGAAGATGGCGCTCCCCTGGTGATAGCTGGGCGATATGAGTGCCCGAACAATTTCCCGAAAATACCCTGACACTTATCCATCACCCCTCCTCTCTCAATTTCAGTTCATTAGCCACAGACTCTGGGACCACCACCGGCATCGGCACGCGGATAACCAGCCTGCGGAGTTCGGCTATTTCGTCGGCCTGCTCCATGACTCTGGCGTACAGGTCAGATGCTTCACCTTTCCACCATGCCACGTCCGCTTTAAGGCGGCGCAGGCGCCGCTGTTTGAGTTTGCTCACGACTTCACCTCATCCTTCGGCGCTGACGTTTCAAAGACCAGATCATTCCCACCGCATGCAGGGCATTTGACGTTCTCAATCAAGTTACCTTTCACGAATTCCGTGTGCTTGCACTGCTGGCAAGTCATCTTCATTTCAGAGTGGAATGAGTAAGCGGTTTCGCTGTTTGATATGTTATTGCCGTAAATTTTTAAGCCCATCACTTCACCTCCTGCTGCGGTGCTGCTGGATATGCACTGCCTTCCTGACCTGGATCGTTGCTTCCGGTGCATGCATTCCTGTGGTCATTGGCACGCGGGCAGCGTTTGTTGCCACAGTCAGGGCAGACGACAAATCGCATATCAGTAAGCGTTATTGGTCGGCATGTTCGGCACCAGCAGTCTGGAGCGTTGAGAGCATCACGCTCGGCAAATATTTTCTCAGCGTCGATTTCAATGCCAGAGTTGCGAATGGTTTCCACTGCGTCGCGCAACTTGTTAGCCGTCGTTACAGGTTCGGCACCCTGAAGCATGGCGGCGCGGTAGACATCAGAGCGAGATAGCATGGAGACGTTATTCCATGTTTTCACATCGATCAGATTAAACGCATCATCCGGCAATACATCCTCAAGATGATTCAGAAGCACATTGACTTCATCAGGCACAGACACCGGAACTGGCGGGGCGGAGCGATACAGAAGCACATCACCCATCTCTGCTCTGGACGCAGGCCATACGTCTGCATCGGAGCCAGATTTGAGATAATCAAGATTGGACTGGTCGATGACGCACACAGCCTCCGCTTCGAGCGATGCCAGCGCAATCTTCATCGCCGCCAGAGACATCGCAGCATCTTCGTTTACGATGCCAGGCACAGCATCTCGCTCTTCTTCGAGCTCCGCGATGGTCTTCAGTAGCCATTCTTTGGTAAGAGTGTTCATGATGCCTCTCCTTTACCGACTGCGGCGCGGTCGATTATTTTTATGAACTCAGCAGCGCCAACATCACCAAGACCAGCGTACTCGCTGATGAACTTCCTCGCCGATGCGATGATTCCGCACTGGTCAGCAATCCGTTTCTCTGCGGCTTCAGCCCTGGCTTCCTGTCTATGCGCCTCCGTCCATCCAGCATTGGAATGTGCCGCCGTTGCTTTCAGATCGTCGATCTGCTTGTCTTTGGCTTCCAGCTCATCCAGCAGCGCCA